GTGGGAGAACAATCCACAAAGAGGTAGAGCAAATAACTCAGCAGTTCTTCTTCGTCACAAAGTAACACAAGAATATTTTATGGAACTTTGGAAACGAATTGAATTGTCAGGAGCAGGAGAGCCAGGAATCTACTTGTCAAATGACAAAGATTGGGGAACAAACCCTTGTTGTGAAATTGGGCTTCGTCCTTATCAATTCTGTAACTTGTGTGAGGTAAACGCTTCGGACATTGAGTCACAAGAAGATTTTGAAAAAAGAGTTAGAGGTGCCGCATTCATCGGAACACTACAAGCGGGATATACTGACTTCCACTACCTACGTGATGTATGGAAAAGAACAACAGAAAAAGACGCACTTATTGGTGTTGGTATGACAGGTATTGGTTCTGGTGTTGTTTTAGGTTATGATATGAAAGCTGCGGCACAGGCGGTAAAAGAAGAAAACGAAAGAGTTGCAAACCTCATCGGAATTAATAAAGCAGCAAGAACAACAACCGTTAAACCTTCAGGGACATCATCATTAGTATTGGGAACTTCTTCAGGAATTCACGCTTGGCATAATGACTATTATTTGAGAAGAATCCGTGTTGGTAAGAATGAAGCGATTTATTCTTATCTTGCAATCAACCATCCAGAGTTGGTAGAAGACGAATACTTCCGTCCTCATGATACAGCTGTAATTACTATCCCTCAAATGGCACCTGAAGGTTCAATTCTACGATACGAATCTGTGTTCCAAATGTTGGAAAGAGTTAAGAAAGTATCACAAGAGTGGGTAAGAAGTGGACACAGAGGTGGACAGAACTCACATAATGTATCAGCGACAGTTTCAATCAAAGAAGATGAATGGGAACTTGTAGGTGATTGGATGTGGAAAAACAGAAAATACTACAATGGTTTGTCTGTTCTACCTTATAACGGAGGAACTTACACACAAGCTCCATTTGAAGATTGTACAAAAGAAGATTTTGAAAGATTAGTTAACACTTTGAAAGATGTTGATTTAACAAAAGTTATCGAGTTACAAGACAATACAGATTTAAGAGGTGAAGTAGCTTGTGCTGGCGGAGCTTGTGAAATTGTTTAAGAAATGAAAGTACAATGGGGTAATAATACAACGCTAACATATCAAATACTGTTGGCGTTGTATAATTTAAGAAAAAAAAATTAATATGAATGTAGGGGCATCAAAAGATTGGATACAAGAAATGTATATTAGGGAATTTATAAAACCTAAATTACAGGATACAGACTTTTATTGGAAAGACGGTAAGATGGTTATGACGGAATTTTATCACAAAAAAAGAGGAAGTTGTTGTGGTTCAGGTTGTCTCCATTGTCCATATGAACCCAAACATAAAAAAGGTAATACAACATTAAAGGAATCACTGTGAAAACAGTGATTTCTTGTTTATATAAAAATAATGAGGTTTATATTTATATGATATGGCAAATGGAGTAACATATGGTATTACCTTCCCCTTTAGAGATTCCTTCAATGGGAAGTTTTTAGATTTAACTGACTATTCATCAGAAGAAGTTCGTTCTAATTTAACACACTTATTATTAACAAGAAAGGGGTCTAGATATTATTTACCTGATTTTGGAACAAGAATATATGAATATATTTTTGAACCATTAGATGGACCCACATTCGCTGAGATAGAATCAGAAATTAGAGATTCTGTCGAACAATATATGCCTGGAGTATTGATTACCAACATTAAAATCACAGACGCATCTACAGAATTAGAAAATAAAGGTACGTATATTAGTGGTAATGACCAAAAAGAATTCACAGTTCCTAACATTGGTCAATTAGAACATACGGCAAAAGTTAGAATAGATTATAAAATAACTAGTGAATCTTTCGAAAGTGGAGATTTCATTATTTTGAATATTTAATATTATATGGCAGAAAAAAAGATTTCGTATACAGTAAGGGACTTCCAAGCAGTAAGAGGGGAACTTATAAATTTTGTAAAAACATATTATCCTGAGTTAATACAAAATTTTAACGACGCATCTGTATTTTCAGTTTTGATGGATATGAATGCGGCAGTTGCCGATAATCTTAATTATCAAATTGACAGAAGTTTACAAGAAACTGTTTTACAATTTGCTCAACAAAAAAACTCATTATATAATATAGCAAGAACTTATGGTTTAAAAATTCCTGGACAAAGACCCTCTGTTTCATTAGTGGATTTTTCTATAACTGTACCTGCATTTGGTGATAAAGAAGATATTAGATATTGTGGGATTTTAAGAAGAGGAACACAAGTAAACGGTGCTGGACAATCATTTGAAACGGTATACGATATAGACTTTTCTTCACAATTTAATGGGGAAGGACAACCAAACTCAAGAATTGTAAGACCTAATTTTGATGCTGATGGAGGACTACTTAATTATACGATAACAAAAAGAGAAGTTGTTGTTAACGGTTTAACAAAAGTTTTTAAAAGAATCATTACTCCAAATGACGTTAGACCATTTTTTGAATTATTTTTACCCGAAAGAAATGTTTTAGGTGTGACTAGTGTAATTGTCAAAGATGGAACCGCTTACACAAATGTTCCCACAGACCAAGAATTTTTGTCTACAACCAATAGGTGGTATGAAGTAAGGTCATTAGTAGAAGATAGAGTTTTTGTTGAAGACCCAACTAAACCGTCTGATGCGCCTGGTATAAAGATAGGAAAATATATAACAACAAGTGACAAATTTATAACTGAATATACACCACAAGGTTTTATGAAAATGACTTTTGGTGGTGGAAACAATTCAGCAGAAAATCAATTAAGAGATTTTGCAAGAGATGGGATTGTTTTGAACCTAAATAAATATTCAGATAATTTAGGATTAGGTAGTACGCTAAAATCAAACTCAACTTTGTTTATACAGTATAGAGTTGGTGGAGGAGTTTCAAGTAATGTTGGTGTAGGAGTTATTAGTCAAGTACAAAGGAGTAACTTTTTTGTAAACGGACCATCAGAAATTATAAATACAACTACTGTAAATTCATTAAGTTGTTCGAACCCAATTGCCGCCATTGGAGGAGCACCTGCACCTACGTTAGAAGAAATAAGAAATTTGGTTGCGTTTAATTTCTCTGCTCAAAACAGAGCGGTGACGGTTAACGATTATGATTCTATATTGAGAACTATGCCCTCACAGTTTGGAGCACCCTCTAAAGTCTCAATAGTTGAAGAAAATAATAAAATTAAAATAAAAATACTTTCATACGACTCTAGTGGAAAACTAACATCAGTAACCCCAAATGCAATTAAAACAAATATTGCAAATTACCTTTCCAATTACCGAATGATAAATGATTACATTTCAGTTGAAAGTGCAAATGTGATTGATTTAGGATTTGATATATCGGTTGTTTTAGATTCATCTCAAAGTCAAGGAGCGATAATTGCTAAAATAATAGATATAGTCTCAACATATATGTCACCAGTTAATAGACAATTAGGTGAAAATGTCAATATATCTGAACTAAGAAGACAAATACAATCAGAGAATGGTGTATTATCTATAGACGACATTCAAGTCTTTAATAAAGTAGGAGGACAATATTCATCGGCTCAGACATCACAACCTTATTCTAATCCGTCAACAAAACAAATAGGTTTGATATCAGATACAATATTTGCCGACCCAACACAGGTTTATCAAGTTCGATTCCCAAATGTTGATATTAGAGTTAGTGTTCTTAATTTATCAACAGTAACATTCAGCTGATAATTTCCTTTTCAAGTATTGTGATTATTTTTTGAAAATAGGAAATAAACTATTTATCAAAAAAAGATAATTTAATGCCACATTCATATAGAATCAGAACCAACATAGGAGTTGATAAACAAGTTAATCTTCAATTTGACCAAGACTTCGATTTCATTGAGATTCTTTCACTAAAGTTAACACAAACTGAAATATATCAAAGAAGATGTTCTGATTATGGTGTCATAGCTGGAAGAATTTCAGTTAACGGTGGATTTGGTTTACCAAATGCAAAATTGTCTGTATTCATTCCATTAACAAATGAAGACTCAAATAACCCAATAATATCAGAACTATACCCATATAAAACACCAACAGATAAAAATGAAGATGGGTATAAATATAATTTATTACCTAAGTCTCCACAATACGTAGGACACGTTCCTACAGGGACATTCTTCGATAGAGATGAAGTATTACTTGAAAAATCTATAATAGAAGTTTATGACAAGTATTATAAGTACACTGTATCAACAAACGATAGTGGTGACTTTATGATTTTTGGTGTCCCAACAGGACAGCAAACTTTGGTAATGAATCTCGATTTATCTGATATTGGTTGTTTTTCATTATCACCACAAGATTTGATTGACGCTGGTTTAGCGGTAGAAAGTCAAGTAAACGGATCTCAATTTAAATCCTCAAGTAACTTAAACGAGTTACCTCAAATATTAACTTTATATAAACAAGTAAATGTAGAACCATTATGGGGTGACCCTGATATTTGTTTTATTGGTATTACAAGAACAGACTTTGATTTATCGACAGAAGTTAATTTAACAATAAAACCTACAGGAGTATTCATGGGGTCTATTGCAACCACACAAGATGAGGAAGCGTTAAAGACTAATTGTAGAGTTCCTTTTAAAGCTGGTAACTTTTGTAGTTTGAAAGCAGGGCAAGGAAGAATTTCTGCAATAAGACAAACTATAAATATTGATGATAATGGAAATCCAATATTAGAAGAGTATTTTTTCGAACAAGGTGGTAAAGTTATAGATGGAGATGGTACTTTTTTGGTTAAAGTCCCAATGAATTTAGATTATGTGACAACAGATGAGTTTGGTAACCAAATATTATCAATAGACCCAAATGTCGGTATACCAACAAAAGGAAAATATAGGTTTAAGGTAAGTTGGCAAAATGACGGTGGTATTGAGAATGAAATTCTAAGGGCTAATTTTTTAGTACCTAATATTAAAGAATACGGATGGGCAATAACAACACCTAATGCTGACCCAACGTTAAACCCCCCAACCGATTTTACTGTAAACGTTCCTGGTACATCAACTTCTTCGTCCCCCCCATTAGTTTTACCACTACAAACAGGAGGGTTAATATTACAAAATTTTACAAACAGTCAAGACGTTTCCATTACAATTAATGGTGTACCATATACAGGTAGTTTAACGTCTATCCCAATCACATCACCTGGTGCTAACATTGTTGTAAACTGTACTGCGGTAGACACATCACAAAATCAAATTTTTGAGTTTTCATTTTATGACCAAGCAAGTTACGATGCGTATCGTTCATATGCATTTAGTTTAGATTGGGATGATTACGGTGATTCTGCAATGGTTCAAGAAGCAATTGACTGTGAAGATAGATTCTATGAATTTAATTATAACAAAGTATATACTACAGCAATGTTCTTGGATAGATACAAAAATGGTATTTTGAGGTCAAGACATTTAGGTATTAAAGAAATAGATGACAGGGAATGTATATCAAAAAACAATCCATTTCCTGTAAATGATGCGGTTCAGAAATTTGATTTTATTTATTTCTTGGCGATGTTGTTATTAAACATTTTAACATTCCCAATTCTTATATTGTTATTTGTTGCACACTTTGTTGCATGGGCATGGCCTGTCTTAAAGTGGGTTCTTATTATATTATGTATATATTTTCTCTACATACAAGTAAGAGAAACTATTGATGCGATTAATTCCGCAATTGAAAGTGCCGCAACGGCAATACCAGGAGGTCCTGTAATAAACATAGGTGCGGTTCTAAGGGCGGCGTGGCAAATATTACAAGCTTTATTCAAACTTGCGTTATACATACTATTCTTTGCGTTTGTAATAGTTTACATAGTAAGACTAAAAGGATTTAGGAGGATAGGACTTCCTATGCTTGCATATCCCGAATGTAATTCATGTTCATGTGATTGTGGTGATGTTGAGGTTGACGATGATTTTGATATTGGTTCTGTAACACAACAACTTAATGATGGTTATAATCAACAACAAGCTGATGCTGGAAGTCCAGCACAGACATCAACCGACAATACATTTTTAGCACCAGTTAATCAACCACAATTTTATTCTCTATCTGAACACTCAAATTATGCTCAAATCGATGACAATACCGACATAGATGACAACGCAGGAGGTAAATTTTATTGTGGAGGATCTAGTAGGTATAGATCTCTTTTGAATAGAGTTTTTAATGAAGAAATTACCCCTAATGTTTTAGAAAGGGCTTTATTAGATTTCCAAAGAATGTTTTCGGGTTATGATGTTATAGAACCTTCAGAAAAATATAAACTTCACGCTCCACAACCTTTCTTATTCGCCGCTGAATTAACAAGCGGTGGTGATGAAAGATGGTTTGCTTACCCAACAAGAGAAACTTATCCCCAAAAACTAAATGAATTTAATACGAGAGATAAATATTTTTATGATTCAGTAGGTTCCGCACCTGGCACAGGTGTCAATAAAATAAAAACAGTTTTGAACCCGTCGTTAACCTCAACACCAAGTGACCCAATAGAAGACCAAGTTATAGTATTATTGGCTAAAGCGGGAACAACCTTACAATTGGGGACAGGAGAATTGGTTACCTTCCAAGACCCAAATTCATCAAATTGTTCTGTCAATATAACAGGAGCGACTGAAAACCAATTCAATAATAACGCAATTACAGGGGTTACTGCTTTTGGTAACGTATCTGCACCAATATCAAGAACTGTTGATTATGCCAACCCTTCCTCTAATGGTTCTGTCGGAATTACCGCAAATGTCTACTTATTGAATACTGGAGATACAGACAATTATTTACAATACCCAACAGATATAGAGTACTTCCAAGTCATAACAGGTATGACATATAGTTCATTCTATAACTTAGCTAACATAACCAATGTAGGTTATTATCCATTAACATATTTACTTCATGAAATTCAATTCGTGTATGAGAACCAATGTTTTCCATATACAAATACTGACCCACTTTTTCAAAATTTAGGACCGGCAATTGACAATGTTGAAGCCTCAAACAGAAATTCACTTGAAGTAATTATATTAACTAGAGGTGTTGACCCTTTCACTCCTAAACAAGAAATTGAATATGACTTATCATATATTTTTGGTGAGACATCTTATGGTACAGGTCCAATAGTGACAGGAGAATATTACTTCAACTATCCGATTCAACCTCTCTCAACTAATAATGTTAAACCATTATCTCATGATACTTTGGATAATACTACAACAAATTTATATTTTCCATCATTAACTTTTGATTTGACACCTGGACAATTTACGGCATTTACTTCGACATTACCTTATTATTATTTATCTACTGATGATAATTCAGGGTCATATACACCATCAACATCACCAGTGTTTATTCCTGTATCATCCCAATCATCCGCACCGTATAACCTTCTAACAAACTCCCCTTTCAATCAAGTAATACCTAAATACGTACAAGATTATTTTGTTGGAGGAACATTCATTGGTGCGGGTTCACCAACAAGTTCAGGGGTTGGATGTACAGGTACTCCACAAGACGGTCCTTCAAATCAACCAACATATTATTGTTATTTAGATAGTGTTAGTACAAACGACGAGTATGGGGATCCACCAAGTGGTTACAATGCGTTATATTCAAGAGCGTATTATAGATATCTTGCAAGTACCGTAAACTTTTCTGACGAAACAAAACTTGTTATGAGAAGTGATAGATTACCAACATCAACAAGAACGGAAGATGGTGTAGGTTCTGAAACGGGTTATGGATTACATCAAAACAATAATTTCTATTACTTCAAACCAGGAAGTGCCGGAAGTACACCAACATTATCATCGCCTGGTACACCACCGACAGGTAATTATGCTGACTCATCAGGATTAATTACAGGTCTTACATCCACTCTTACTTGTGAAGGATTAACATCATTAAAATGTTATACTGGATCAGGGACTAACTTTGGTGTCAGTACTAATTGTGACGTACCTGATGATAGAGTAGTAAAAGGTTGTTATTGTCTATTGAATAAAAAATATATTACAGAATATAAAGAAGATGTTTTATTATTTTTAGAATGGAAAGTTAGATATCTTTTGATGTTGGCCGCTTGTCGAGGAGTGTTTGCTAGAGTATTCCAAAACAATTGGATTAACGGTTTCTTATATATGCCGTCGTTTAATAAAACCGCAACATACGCATCAAACTCAGTAACAGACCCCACTTATAATTATTGTAGAGATACAATTGTGTTTGATGACACACAAAATAGTTTTTATTATAGATCGTCACCTTATGATAGATTTATTAATCAATTTATTGGTAAACCATCACCTACACCTCCTAACAATTTAGCATCATTGGTTGTTAGTAATCCTGGATATAATGACAAACAATTACAATCACCAACAACAATAGTTGATTTAGGACCACGAGATGGTTTTATAAATCAAGTTTGTGGTAATGAAAACCTTGAGGGTTATTTTGTTAATCAAATGAAGTCAACATCATATAATGATGACTCAGATATACTTCAAATGGGAATTATTTCAAGGTTAATTAACCAAACTATAGTACAACAAATGTTACCTATCGCCACAAACAGTAATGAAGGTGAAGGAATTGGAGTTATACAGTTCTTTAATAGTAATAGAGGTGGTGATAGAATTGACGGTGATTTCGCACAAGCCTTTTCTGCAAACAGTGAGTTTAAAGTTAAACCATATTTAAATGAGAATTACCCAAATAACTATCTTTTTGTTGGTGAAGATACACAGTCACCTGCTAGACCTGTTTTCGGTGTTTTTTACCAATCAGATTCAGAACAAACAGTCACTAGAAAAAGATATTCACCTGGAGTTCAAACATATAATTTAACTCCTTTTGTTGGTTATAATTTTGGTTATCCATCAACTCAAGAAGTGCCTTTTTATAAATGGCAAATAACAACACCAACTCAAAATATTTTCGGAACAGAAAATAACAATTGGTATACACAGATTTTAACAACAAACAACGGTTTTTATAAATCAAGATATCAAGATTTAGACCCACAAACATCAGATTATTTCAAAACAACTACAACACAAGATTGGCATATAACTAATTTTACTCCATCTCCTGACCCATCAATTACAAACGTAGTTTATGGAGCACCTAATTCACCAGGTCAAGACCCAATACTTATGGGAGCACCATTCCACTTTTATTTTGGGTTGAATAATGGTTTTACCGCACTTGACAGGTTTATAAAACTTTATGTAAACAACTCACAAACAAATGGGTAACAATGAAAACATAAAAATTATTTTAGGTTCTAAAAAGAACAAGGTATCAAGTAACGTTGACGAGGCAATCAGAGTACCACTAAATCAAACCTTCAAGCAACAAGTTGAGTTTGATAGAACAGAGCAAATCAATTTAGCTGAATTGTTTCAAAAAGAAAGAAATGAATCAACAATTTTTAGACCAACAAGTAAAATAGTTTTTCTTTTTGAAAACGCATACAAAGGAGATGTAACTTATAATCCATATAAAAACAACTTATTTTATACTGACTCTATTGCAAATGCTGTTTCATCGGCATCAAACCCCTCTTCGCCATGGGAAGGATGTCCACAGTTTAGTGAGTTTGATTTTATACGAACTGATAATAATGTTAATGGATACACTACTGGTGTTAACTCACAAGTAAATTTTGTAAACAAAAGTGCAACAACATATAATTGGCAATATTACATAACATATCCTTATGAAAATACTGATAGAGAATTGTATGCCGATGATGGACAGACTACTAATAATTGGACATGGATGGCATCAGAAGGAATTCCTTTTATAATAGAAACAAATTCGTTATATGGGGATAATGTTATTTCTTTTAGATGCCCAATGAAACACGGGTTAAATATAGGAGAATCAGTTAAACTTAGTTTTGATTATAATGGAACTGATTTGTTCCAAGTTTCATCGTTAGGGAATGAAAATTTTGGTACAAATGAATATATATTCAACATACAAAATATTGGATATCTACCACCAACATTTGATGTTGGAACAATAGGAACATTTAAAAGGGTTGTAAATCAAACGAATCCTTTGGATACAGAATCTAGATATTACGTAAGAAAACACAAAATATTAACTTTATTAGATGACACAGTATTAGTTAATGCTGGTTTTGAAAAAAACATATTTAGGAAAGTAACTCAATATGAAAAGGCAGTTTTAACACCAAACGGTGTAAATAGAATTTCAGTCAAAGAAGGTAATGATTCTTATAATCTTGTTTTTAATAGGGACATTGATATTGCCGGATTAAGAGACAATTGGTATAGACCAGTTTCAGAATTGTTTGTTTCAATAATATGGAGAGGGTATTTTGGTTGGACATTAGGTCCAAACTCACAACTTAAAGAAGGGTACGAATTTAATTTACCATTAGAGGGTACCACACCAAGTACATGGTGGGCAACAACAAACTCAAACTCAGATACTAATTTACCGATTTCAACATATAACACAAATACTAATGATTTTTATTATGTTGACACTTTAAATATTGGTGATGTTTTAAATGGTGATTTTTGTGAATACAATGGTTATGAACAAATAGAAAGGGTTATTTCTGATTCGTATCATAAATTCACATTTAATCCTAACTACTTTTCTTCACCTGATTTATTATCCTATCAAAATCAATTGGGATATTATTATAAACCCCATCACCCAATTACCATAAAAGTCTTTTCTACATCAATAAATGAGGAAGGTTACCAAAATTTGAACATAGTTCCCGACTACTCATATTATTCTATAATAAGTCAGACTTTTAGATGGAGAGATATTTACCCTTATGGATACATAGATAGTGAAGGTTATGGTGTTGATTACCCGTTTTTAAATGGCGCCCATTACCCATATAATCAAATAATTTTCAGATTGTTTAGTGACGGTAATAATATTAGTTTAGGAAATAATATGAATAACTTTAATACAATACAAGACCCTTCGATAGATGATTGTGAATAACTATAGAATATTGAACAAACCAAATGACAATTACGTCAATATACCTATTGAAATAAAATGGGATATTGATGGTAATGATGATGCTATCGACCAATTTGTTGAAGAAACAATCGAAGATGTCATTGGTACAATTAATAGTTTTGAGATATCAAGATTTTCACACAAAAAACATGATGATAGTGATAGAACAGATGTTAGGTACAACTTTAATTTTTTTGAACAAGCTTTGAATATTTACACTCCTTCTTATTTGACAGAAGGGTTTACTGTAAATGAATTATATTATTTTTCACAACCATTCACAAAAAGTTTTTTTAAGTTGGATTTGTATGATACTAAAGACGATGCAACACAAAAAAATTACTTAACAGTAATAATTCCAGTACAACAAGGGGCGACTCAATCAGGTCAAGTTTTAACACCAACATTACCAACAGTGTCAATTAAAAGACCACAATTCACGTTGGACTTTTTAGGTGATAAAGAAGGGTACTTTTTATATTGGTTAAGAAGTACTGAATATATCAATATTGATACCTTGTATATGAAGGCAAAATTCTTCAACGGGAAAACAGGTTCGTATGTGGTAATGACAAACACACCACAGAATTTAATACTCCCAACTCCTTATAATTTCGACCCTACTGTGTATTTTTACTATGAAGTAAACTTTGATTATAACGATTTCACATATACAATTTTAGATAACAACGGAAATAGAATTGGAACAAACAACCCAATAAACTGGTATGAATATATTAACCCATAATGGAAGAACAAAGATATTATATACAAATTGGTTTAGAGGACATTAAGAATAAAATATTTCCTGTAAATTGGACAGGTGACTGTGAGGAGATAATAATTGAAGACCCTTGTTGTCCTGGTTCTGGTGTTACATACATAAATTGTGAAACAGGAACAACATATGTGTATTCCTCAATGACACAACTCTTGTCAGGAGGAACTAATGGTACATCAACGTTAACGGGTTTAACAATACCAATAATGTTAACGCAAACAACCTATGATATGGGTTGGTATTCTGTTTTTGATGGTCTAGTTTATCAGAAAGAAACTCTTAACAATTTTATATACTCATCTGATACAATTAATCCATATACGTTCTATGTATTTAACACATCAAATAACGTAATACAATCAACATATGAAGTTAATTGGGGTGACGGATCACCATCAGTTCCGATTAATACTTTTTCACCATCATCGGTAAGTCACACATATCCAGCGACAAATGGTACCTATACTGTTACAATAACAGGAACTACGCCTTGGGGAATAACAACGGTTTCAAAAACAATAACCGTACCATATGTTAACGTTGTTCCATTAAATCCAAACGGAACTGTTACATTTTTCCCACAAGGAGGAAATTGGAATAATATACCAATAAGTTATGATTTTTTATTTACAGGAGACTCGAATACGAATATTATAGATTATATATCCTCAAGTTACGTGAACATACCATTCATTGTTTCAGGATATACAACCTCGGCTTTAGCTGACTTAGAACAATATGGGGCGATACCGTATCCTATAGGTGTTCAAGTTACAGGAGAAACAGGGGTTGTTGGGACATATTATGGGGCGGTACCAAATAATTCATATTCGGCATATACAATCAATGGTGTCGACTATTGGGATTTAAGTGGAGGAACTACTTTGTATTTTGTTCAATCGTCAGGATTGACAATAGATGATATAGTTTTTTCTGCAATAACAAAAGAAGAAGCGTTGATAGGTGTTGCGTATGAACCAGAGATAAGGTCTGATATTTTTATCGAAAGAGGAAGAGTTTCAGCACTTGAATCAATTATGAGATTAGGTGAAGTGGATAACATTGGAGATTTAGTTAAGTATGGTTACGGATTTTTTAATGTAGAAACTTAAAATTAAATATTTATAAAAAACAAAAAGAAAAAAAATGGCAACAGGAACATATGGAACGATAAGACCCGCTGATGTTAGCCCAACTGACGTAGATATTATATTAAATTACACTCAATCTAGAGATGTGACAAATGATTTTCAGTTAACGAAATTAAACTC